GCTATGGTACCGGCTACTGTTGTTAATGAACAGGGTGCTGGAGCTAACAACATTCAACTATCTGATCTTCTTACGGCTATTGGCAATTTAGAAGAACAGAATGCACCTGGTCCTTATTTTGCTGTTTTCCATCCTACGAGTTGGAGCAAGTTAAGAGCCGGTTTAGACGATGCTGCTGCTTTTGCATCAGTTGGTAAGAGAGTTGTAGAAGGTTTCGGCGAAGGATTCACTAACCTTAACGGGTTTGTTGGAGCACCTTACGGTGTACCTTGTTTCTTAAGTACTAGTGTTAACACCATTGATGGTGGAGATACATATCAGAACTTGATGTTTTCTAAAGAAGCATTAGGGTATGCATATGCTCAGGACATCGGAGTAGATGTAGATGACAACATTCCTAAACGTGCTTTCGATCTTATGGCATGGTATAGCGGCGACGCTAACGAACTAGTCGACCTGTACTCTGTAGATATGCAAGATGACGTTGATGGATAACAAATAAACCTTGTGGGGGTCGAAAGGCCCCCATATTGATAAGGAGAATACAATGGCAAGATACGCTAATGTAGGCGGAGCAGTACCTGGGTGCGTTACCAAAGACCAGACACTACGTCTTGATTATGATGATTCGGCTAAAGCAATTCATTTAAATAAGAACAATGTTTATAGGGTTATAGCTAATACTGACTGTTTTATTAACTTTTCACCAAGTGGTGTTATAGAGGGTGAAATTGGACCTGCTTCAGGAGTTTACCTTCCTAAAGATCAGGTTGAACACTTTAGCACAACCGGTGACAGGGTCTTTCTACAAGCAGAGCAAGCTACAGCTTCTGGAACGCTTTTCGCATCAAGGATATTAACTAGGGGAGTATAATGAGTCAATTATCCAATAGAGCTATATCTTCTATATTTGGATGTCCCAACGCAAGTGAGACGTCTGTTGTGTCTATTGTAGGTCCATCTGGTTACTTAGCATTAGAGAGTAATGAGGTATACCGTATGATATGTACAACAGATTGTTTCATTAGTATTGACACGGCTCAGAGCACCTTAGGGACAGCTTCTGGTGTGAGGATCATACCTACAATACCAGAGATGTTCTGTACAACGGGTGATCACATCCATTTAAATACATTACAAGACTCAGTTGGCGGAGCTGACACTGGACTTCTAACTGTAACCAAAATGCTTACAAGAGGAGTTTAGCATGCCTAGATCTATATATGAGAGTATATACGCGGGATCAGGTTCTGAAGAAGATACTCTACAGACGGTAACTGATAGAGGAGCGTCTACTAGTAATGTTATGGTACCTAGTGCGAGTGGTAATATAGATTTAGGTACCGTTTCTTTAGCCTGGAATGATGCATACATAGATAAAGTCTACCTAGAAGGTAGCCCCGTTACTCCCCTTCAGGCCGCTACAAAACAGTACGTAGATGATAAAACAGTAGAGAGCTTCCCAACAAGCTTAACAGCAGGTAGTGTTATCTTCTCCAATGGTTCTACTCTAGCTCAAGACAATGATGGTCTATTCTGGGATGATACTAATAAGAGGTTGGGTATAGGAACAGATAGTCCAGACACAGCATGTCATGTAATTGGTGAAATTAAAGAAAATAATAGGGAATTTTTAAGGTACAATTTATTACTAAGCTAGGAGAATTATGCAAGAAAAAAAACTAGGACAATCACAAATAGCCACAGGCACAAGAACAACTCTCTACACATTGGGAGCTGATACTACTGCTATTGTGAAAACAATTATAATTACAAACACGACCGCCATTGATACAGCTATTTCAATTTGGGATATTCCAGATGGTGGAAGTTTTGGCGATGGAAATGCAATTATTAAAGATTTGAATGTTCCAGCTAACGACTTTGTGCAGATTATTACTTATTTACCTTTGGCAACAGCAGGCGACACAATCAAAGCCGAAGCAGGAACAACAACCTCAATAACTATTAGTCTCTACGGAGCAGAAATTTAAAACTATGGGAATAATATTAGACCAAACAAAAAAAACTGATAACTTATATACTACAACTGGTGGAGGGGTAACTTTTAGCTCTGCTTTACAGTCGTTGGTAGCTTTTGATTATTTTAATGATAGTGCAGTCGCAAACGACTCAATTTATATTACTTCTGGTAACAGTGGGGATTACATTTTTAATGGTGTATTTTTAACAGTGGCAACTGCTATGGTTGGTGCAGACATTGTTTTAACTTGGGAATATTTTTCCACGAGCAATACTTGGGAAACACTAACAGTTTTAAGCGATACTACCAATGCTTTAACTACCGTTGGAGCAGGGTATGTAAAATGGACAGTTCCAACTGATTGGCGTAGAACAACTGTCAATGGAAGAACTGGCAATTTTGTAAGGTGTAGAATTTCATCACTAACAAGTATTTCAGAAGGAGGTGCTAATGGAACAACAGTTGTAGGTGTAGTTTCCTTTGGAATAACAGCTACTGGTGGAACTAGTGGAACTCCATTAAGGTTAATTGATATTTATAATGCAGATGTCGCTGGTTCGTGGGGAGTGATGACAAAAATAAGTGATAGCTCTTTTTATTGTAGCCAAAATTTATTTATTGGTGATGAAGATTCAACTGAAACTCATTTTTCTATGATAAGAGAAAGTTTAGTATGTGATGGTTATTTTCGTAAAGATTATAATACGACTATCATTATAGGAACTTTAGTTGATGAAGCCTCCAAAACTACCAAAGACGGGTGCTGGTTGTATTTTACAAAGAAGATGGTTTCTGATAACAATTTTAGAAGCCAAGAAATATTAGGTGGGTATATTTATTGTTACAGCTCTACTATTTATTTTTGGGGTTCAGATGCTAATTTTACCCGTTTATGGAACTCCTCTGTTGAGAATGGAAGCAATTTGGTAGTTGGGAGCGGTGAATCTATTTACAGGTCTAATATGGTAACTACTGGGACAGCTTTATGGCCACGAGGAGGAACAGTTGAAGATGTATTTGCAAACTATCCTCGTTATACATTTAGACAATACAATTCTGGCTCAGATGCAATTGTTTATGATTTAAGAGATGTTATATCAAAAAATAATACCTATGCTTGTCGGTGGTATCAAGGGTCAGGAACGGTTGATAAAGATGTTTTAGTCAGACTGATTGATTGTTATATGGATAATTTTGGTATTTATTGGGCTAATGCTGGTTTAATAAACTGCAGATATGAGTATTCATTTTCTTGCAATATAAAAATACTAGATGAAAACAAAAATCCGATAGAAAATGTTTCTATAAAAATCAGTGATAATGTAAAAGAAGTTGTTAATGACACAACAAATGCAACTGGAGTAATTGCAGAAAAAATACTTGCAAAAGCTAAATACTCTTGGGGTAGTGGTTCTGGTGGAGGAGTAACAACAACTACCAACAATAACCCATTCACACTAACAATCTCAAAATCTGGATATAAAACATATAAACTTAAGTTTGATTTAACTAAGAAGTTTGACGAGATAATCACCCTAGAGAAAAATAGATTTAGAGAGATTAAAAGTAGATAATTAAAGGAGGTTAAGGTGGCTTACACAGCAGAAAAAGTAGTAACAGAAGTAACAGAAGTAGCAGCAGTATTAACCAAATAGCGATAAACACGTTAGTAATGGCAATTAACAAATAAAGGAAAATTATGGCTTTCTTAACCGGATGGAACTACAGGGACGAAGTAACTATAGACTCAACTAAAATTGATGCTACAGTTACAAATCTACCTGTTTTTGTAAAAAATGATTTAATAGACAAAAACCTTATAAAGTCAGATGGGTTTGATGTTAGATTCACATCTTCTGATGGTGAAACCCTATTAAATTTTGAAAGAATATATCACCTTAGCGGAGCAACATATGCTAGCTCTTACTATTGGGTAAAAGTACCATCTATATCTAGCGTTTCAGATACCTTAATCTACATGTACTATGGTAAGGCAGACGCTACTGATGGTCAAGATGTTGTTAACACCTGGAATAACAATTACCACTCAGTATACCATCTTAACGATAATGCGGCTAGTACAGTCGTTGTAGACTCAACAGGACTAAGTAACGGTACATTAGGTGGTGGAGACAATACATCAGTTAAGTCAATAACGGGCCTAATATATAAGGGTTTTAATATGAACGGTACTGATGACTATATTGATCTAAATAGTACCTTCCAAACTCAGATTAGAAATTCTGTTACAATAAGTATATGCGTAGAGCCAGGTGATGGTCAACCAGCAGCAGCTACAGCTTTTTGGGGAATCAGGGACGCGGAAGAAAGAAATGCATTCCAACTATCATCTGCTGGAGATTCGTTTTGGCAGATAAATTCAGGTGGAGCCGGAGTTCTTACTTTAAATGGTTCTAGTAATTATACTAATGGTCAACAGACAGGATTTGATTGTTGGCATGTAGCAGTTAACGAGGACGTATCTACCGAGCTATTTAAAAATGCAGTCTCTGAGGGTACATTAGATACTTCTGGACAGACGCTTAATAATTTTACTGTTGTGGATAACTTTTATGTTGGTGCTATTAATAATGGTGGAGCTTCTCAGTTTACAGACGGTACCATAGAAGAGTTTAGAATAGGTAACACTTTATTCTCAGATGCTTATATTAAAGCAGATACCAATTCGATGAAAGATACTCTGTTATCAATAAGGACACCTAGCCCATCTCCTAGTCCCTCTAGTAGCGAATCGGCATCAGAAAGCTCTTCTCTCTCTCCTAGTGCAAGTCTTAGCCCTAGTTCGTCTGCGTCGTTATCACTGTCACCTAGCGCTTCATCTAGTGATAGCTTATCACCTAGCGCTTCATCTTCTCTTAGTTTAAGTCCTAGCGCAAGTCAATCACCGTCTAGCAGTCAATCACCGTCTAGCAGTCAATCACCGTCACCATCTTCTAGTCAATCAGCTTCGACTAGTTCGTCACCATCTCCTGCGTATATAGCACCAAAAACAACAATAGCAATACTTAAAAAAGATGCAGCAGGAAAGCTCATAAACAAGAACTTTAGTCATAAGCCAGCAATGGCTTTAGACGATGGTACCCTGTTTGTAGTGATTGGTAGTTATCTTTATAGATCAGATGACTATGGATATACTTGGGAAAGTAAACGACGCGACGTATCTGGTGTTGGTAATACACAATACTTTGGAGATCTATATACTTATGCTGGACAAGATGCGAAGAACGATGGAGATGATATTCTATGCGTAGAGTTAAGCTATGATAGCGATTACGCTGGTGGTCCAGCCTTAAAAATAGAGTTTGGTGGTGGAAATTTAGACGCGTACTATACTGGAGTTGCAAACTCAACACTAAGTAGGTATTATTTTCTAGTAGATGATGATGTATATTATGATTATGGTGCCTTAGTAAACGCTGCACCTGCAGCGGAACCAACAATACTAAACTCTCCGGATGGTGCTGGTTACTTTGATGATTTAACAGACGGAAACTTTGCTGGGTATTTTACTAGAGCATATGCAACAGAAGATGCATGGTCAGTTGGAGACGTGTTAGTAAGAAGCCCTCTTGCCGGTGGAGATATCTTTCCACAAGATAAGGCAATAGACACATACGATTATCTAAATAGATTTTGTTCTAATGATCGTCATTGCTTGATATCATCTGATGAGTCCCCAGATAGGCTAATTCATATAAATATGGTAGACTTTAATACACCAACGATACCAGAGACTGTTATCCATTCATTCACAGGAACACTAAACTGTATCAGTATGGACAAAGATGCCCACGGAACATTAATGGCATTCTGGACAGATGACACTGATGGAGCAGGTACTCTGGATTATGGCATTGCACGTTCCGTTGACGATGGAGCTAATTGGACTATCATTGATGAAACTTCATATGTTGGTGGCACTTCAAGCATGTTCGATACCCCAATAGATATAATGGGGTGTACAGATGGCTTTATATTTATATATGTAAGAACGAATGTTGTAGGAACTCCTAGATTGTTTGTTAATACATACACAACTACAGATGGAACCACTTATACGCGCGGGACACCAAGAGAAGCTGGTGGAGTAGCTTCAGACAAACCTATATACGGTGGAGTGTTCTTTAGACCAATAGCAGGATCCTGGTTTAGCATTTATAGTGCTGGAGATATAAGAGTAGCATATGAGACTGCAAACTCGGTGGAAACAGATTTACTATCGGCCGTTGCCTATCCACAGACAACCATCAAGGAAGAAACTAGTACAAATAGAGATTATATAAACGTTGCTAATGCTAGTGGTGACATCACAGGTAGGTTTTTAGCCGCTTTTGACGAGGTAGGTACGACCTACAGGTTTAATAAGTACGCACCCTATGCATCAGGTCAGATAAATGGAAAACCATCATATGCCGTACCTAGTGGAGTATCTGCTAAGGTTCTTGTACAGTCAGAAACTTATGACTTTCCTATACCAGATTTAGATACTACTAACACTGAAGATTATATAGAGAAGGATGTAAGAAAACTATACTTTCCACCAAACTTTCATGTAGACAGAGAATTCGTTGTTACTGAAGGTAACCTTCTAAAGAGAACTGTATGGACGATGGATTTTGACGGCAATATATATGAAGTGTCACAGGTTGTCCCAAAATTTATAGATGAACAAATTTGTTACTATGGTTCTAATGCATATGTCGTTGGAGAATCTAATGACCCCTGGTCCAGAGCCGTTCTAGTAAGCGAAACCTAAGGAGAAACGATGGCAACAACTAAATATGCAGTGTTTACCTTTGCGCTTCCGGAGGATTCGGATAGCAATTACATAAGGTTGTACTCTGCAGATACAGAAACAGGAGTGTATGCACAAGTAGGAACAGACATAGCATACGAATACGGAAATACTACTTATGAGTTTAGCGCTATTGACGAAGCAAAGTGGTATAAGATACAGTTCTATAACCTTATAGATGATATGCTAGGTCCGTTAAGTAATTCTACATATGGAGCTAACTTCTCTAATAGAGGTGCACCCTTTCTAAACGTGGGAACAAGAACTGATGGAGCCTATTATGCGTCTACACAGGATGTATATGACTATTCAGAGCTAACAACAGTAGATGCTTCGGATGCTAGGGTTTCCCAGGCGCTGCGCAGATCAAGGGCAATAATAGACCTAAGGACTGCAGAGATGGGACTAGATAGATTCCTTAATCAGTTTGATACTGATACATCTAGGAAGAAATATAATGCATCACTAAGAGTAGTAAAAGAAGCCGAGATATGCTTTGCACTAAGCATGGTATATCGAGGTATGGCAGATAATAAGATAATGAAGGGCATTAGAGGTGAAGAAGATTCTTACGATAGCATCACTATAGGTGAGGCTTCCATATCACCAGATCAAGGATCAATGGGATCTACTACTTATGTATATCTTACCGGACTTTCGGTTAAGTATGGCAACATTGGATCAGCATTATTAAATATGGTTATGCCTTCAACTACTAAGCTTACATTCCGCGAACCAGGATCTGTACCATGGTATCCGTGGGGGTGGAAGTCAATATGACCAATGATAATATAAGCAGAGCAACAGTTTATCTTATAAGCGCACTAATAACAGTAATTATGGGGCTGACTTGGTGTACAGCCAGAGACTCGATGGAACTTGGAATCACAAATAAGGTTCAGATTGCAGTTCAAAAGACATCATCTATGCTCAATACTAAGCTTCTAACTGAAGTCAGAGACGATGTAAAAGTACTAATAAGGGAGAGTGGCCATGGACATCAAGAAAATATGGGGTAATATACTCGGTATAGTTACCTTAGGAATCAGCAAAAAGGCAGAACTTAAGACCGTGTTAAGAGAATATACGGTATTAGTAGGCAAATATAAGCTTGCTAAGGCCGACGGAAAGATAACCAAGCAAGAAGGCCTAGATATATTAGATGGTCTAGTAGACTTATATGAGTCATTCAAGGACGTAATTGATGATTAGTAACATAGCTGATGCTTGTAATATGTTCCTTAAGGTCTTAAACGGGCAAATAGATCCGGATAAGAGAGAAACGGCCTATGAACTCAAAGATCACAAGGATACTGATAAGGCAATGGAGGCCGCAGAGACATTCTTTAGATATGCTAGAGTGTATATGAACAAGAATCTTAGTCATTATAAGTTTAAACTACTGCTAAAGAAGTATGAAACACTGTTTTTTAAGTATAATTAGTTGCAAATATAACTGGCTGTTTACAGGTGTTCCTAACATTATGACCTATAGTTTGTGCTCAAATGGGGTTCTATTATAAACTTATTATAACTTTCGGGCTTTTAGGGGTTAGTAGAATAGTGTACTGATAATATGCAAGCCTTGAGAAATAAAATGCTTGTTTTACGTTCAATAAGAACGTAACACTTATCATGTTTTAGAACTTCACATGCTTTGTAGAGGTTTGAAGTTCTTAGTGTGGGAATAAGATAGATTGATAGCTCGCTTAGGGCTCGCAAATAGAAAGACCTAAGTACGTGATATACACTATTAGAAGGTTATTGATACAAGTAGTCCAATTAACATACTTATTCCGTAAAACACGTACCTAGAATATAATATCGGCCTTAAACGGCAAAATACTGGTAAGGGAATGACTCCCGATTACCATTAACCCAGGAGGTTAGGATGCCAAGTAACAAAACATGTGCTATAGTAGGATGCAATGAAAAGTATTATTCTAAAGATTTATGTAAAAAACATTATATGAAAGACTACAGGAAAGCTAATAGAAAAAGAATTAGTCACTACAATCAGGAATACTGGAGAATGCACCCTTCGCTAAGACATTGGGCGTGGGCACAGAACAGAACTTGCTACGATAAGAACTCAAGCTATTACCAAATAGTTAGTTTTTCCATAACACCAGAGTATACAAAAGAGATATGGGACCGAGATAATGCGGTAGATTTACTTCGTCCAAGCATAGATAGGATAGATGATAGCAAGGGTTATGAATATGGTAATATACAATTCGTTGAGTTAAGCTATAATCTGCATAAGAAAAGGGGAAAACGAAGAGAAAGAATCTTGCTAGATAACTTAGAAGAACAACTAGAAACAATAGACACAATACTTAGCTCAATAGAAGATAAACAAGAAGAGATACATCAATATGTAGCAGTAAGAGCACGTTACAAATAGGAGATGACATGGCAAGAAGAATAAGAAAGAGTGCAGGAGCACGAGCCAGAAAAGGCCAAGCAAGATTATCAAGGAAACAAAAAGCAGCTGGAATTCTCATTACTGCCCTTACTATCGCTTCTAATGTTCACTCTGGACTTAGCGCCAGTAAAAAGATATTTAGTGCTGGTAGAGGATTGTTCAAGGCTGGCAGCTCAGCTTATAAGGCTGGTAGAGCTTTAACGCGCGCGGGAAGAGCAGCTAAAGCATTCAGAGGCACCCTACACGTAGTGCAGAAGTTAAGATAAGGAGATAGTATGGCATTTATAAACGTAAAATTAATAACTGGTATTGCTTTGGGAGTTTATGGGGCCACAAAAGCCCTAGGGACAAACGTAGGTATAGGCCATTTGAGAGATAAAAGATCTAAAAACATAACTCTTAAACAACTTAAGAGAGAGTATAAATTAAGTAAAAGAGTGTTTGGTAAATAGATATGTCTAAAAAAATAAAAGAGAACTTACATGAAAAAGAGCTCCTAAAGGTAAAGACTCAAAAGCTTAAGAAGAACGTAGATATTAATCTGGCTAAAAAGCTTGATAAACTCTTTAAAATAGTTGTAGGATCATTAGACCCACTTAAGGCAAGAGTCAAGAAGATAGCTGATAATTCTAAAGACTTGAACAAAGGTACTATCAGCGGCGAAAAGGTAAGCGCTCCAATAGGTGATACTTACCCGGTAGAAGACCAAACCATAGGATTTACTGACAAACAGATGGGTCAAGCAATACAATTATATGGAGCAGGAGCTATGACATTGGCTAGCGTTGCAACAGTCGGTGCTATATCGACAGCCAATGTACCTTTAGTAGCCGCAGAGTTCTATGCCTTTATGAAGGCAAGATCACTTATAAAGCTAGGCAAATCAATAGAAGAAGACGAAGAGTTACGATACGCCGGGAAAAGAATAAAGGGCAAAGCTAAGAGATATGCAGTAAAAGCTTCAATAGCATATGTTACAGGTATCAATGCTAATGTGGTAAAGAAGTTCACCGGTCCTATTATGGGAGCGTACTCATTGGCCACTGGAGGGCTATAATGACAGGTAAAGACTTTACAGATAAACAACTTATGACAATTGAGATGTTAGCTCAAGGAAAGCAGCAGATTGAAATACAAGCTGAACTTGACGTATCTCACACAGCCATATGGACTTGGAAGAAAAACCCCCAGTTTATGGACGCTATCATTGAAGCTGCTCGAGACAACCTTAAAGGACAGCTACCTGATATCTACTCAAAGCTAACAGCTGAAGCCCTAACAGGCAATCATAGGCATATAAAGATTCTATTGGATCATTTGGAGAAACTAGAAGAAGAACGTACTAAGTACTCAAGTGGATCTATAACGTTCACATGGGAGAAGTAATGGCAGGACCAAGAGACTGGCTGACAAGGAATGAGAAGACTAGGTCTAACTATGCTACTGGACTAACAGAATGTCTACCTACTTGTCAATGTCTACAATGCAGGAAGAAGAAAGCTAAAGAGAAGGAGTCTGATGGCGACAGTCGTACTCGATTATAAACCACATGACTACCAATTAGAACTGCATGAGGATCCACATAGATTCAAGATAGTTGTTGGTGGTAGACGAGCAGGTAAGAGTAAGTCAGCCTTCCAAGAGATACTGAGGCACGCACTACAGAATCCTAATAGTCTATGCTGGTGGGTTGCACCCACATACAGTGAAGCTAGAGAGGTAGGATTTGAAGAGTTCAAGTCATATGCAGAAGTACTAGAGCCAGGCTTACATACAGTACACCAAGGTCTAATGAGAGTAGAGTTTAACAATGGTAGCAGGATATACTTTAAAGGAGCAGATAGGAAGGATAGCCTTAGGGGAAGAGGACTAGACTACCTTGTCATTGATGAGGCCGCATTCATAGAGAGAGACTTATGGAAGAAGGTACTAAGACCTGCTCTATCTGACAAGCAAGGGAAAGCCCTTATCATATCCACTCCTAATGGTCGCAACTGGTTATATTCTTTGTACACCATTGCTAAGGGAAGGATACAAGAAGGATACCTAACTTGGAACGTGTACCATTGGCCCTCTTCAGTTAACCCGCTCATGAATGATGACGAGCTAAGCCAAGCAAGAGAAGAGCTCTCTAGTCCTGACTACAGACAAGAGTACCTAGCTGAGTTCGTTACCCGCTCTGGACAAGTATACCATGACTTCTCCGAAGCTAATGAGATAGAGGACTTTGATCCGGATACAAGCAAGTATGAGATCTATATAGGCGCTGACTTTGGGTATGCTAACCCTTCAGCTATTGTGTTCATGGCTGTGGATCCAGTCACCTACAAGGTCTATCAGTTTGATGAGATATACAAGGCACGCATGTCTATGGATGACATGTATGGTAGGATACTAGATGTATTGGACAAACACGGTATAGGACCCAATGAGGTCAATGCTGTATATACTGACCCTGCTGGTAACGCTGAAGAGATTACATCAGGCATAAGCCCAGTCGATTACCTAAGGAACTACTTTGAAGTATACAATAAGGGGACCAAGATAGCACCAGGGTTGCAACTGGTTAGAGCCTTTATAAAGAATGCTAACAATGAGATCAAGTACTACGTACACAAGAGGTGTACTGAGACAATAAGATCTATGTATGGATACACATACAGACCAGTAAAACAGAATAATGAAGACCTTGTTCATGAGGAGCCCGATAAGGACGGTATAAACGATCACGCATGTGATGCTGTAAGGTATTTCTTTGTTAACGCCTTTGATCACGCCAAGTGGCTATCCGATAGTGTAAGGACATTCGAGTATACAGGTAAGGCTGACGGCAAGGTAGTACTAAAGAGATGCTGTGAATGTCAGAGACCGTTTCCAAGTAGAACACCTAAAGACAAGCCTCCATACATGTGTGAGGACTGTTTTAAATCACAGGAGTAAGTATGCCAATAATCAATACATTTGATTCAATACCACAGGAGATAACAGCTAAGGCCATAGCTAACAACTTCTCCAATGAAGAGACACTCAGAAGAGAAGCTGCTACTACCAACAAGGACTTCTATTATGGTAGCATGAATGACGCTGTCACTACGTTTAACCTTGATGTTGAACCAATGACTATTAACCTTACCCGGCCGATAGTAGGTAAGAGATGTAACCTTCTATATAACACTAGCTTAGTAAGGGACATAACAGGTCCTTCTAAGTCTATAAGCACACTAGAGAAAGTATATGCTGACAATGACATAGATGACATCATGTCTAAGGTGGACCTTCTTGCTGAGCTAACAGGTTCAGTACTAGTTATGCCTATGCAAGATGAGACCATGGATGGTGGTATAAAGCTACAACTATGGGATGGTGCAGCAATTAGTGTAGTACCAGATGAATATGATACAAATAAGCCAGCTGCCATTAGTCTCGTTAAGATTATTAACAAACTCATAAAAGGATGGGATGCTGGCAACCCTCAAAACGAACAGGTGTTACAACAACAGATATGGACCGATAACCAAGTAGTCCTATATCAGGGTGCTGAGCTTGTACAGAGTGAGACCAATGAGCTTGGGTTCCTACCGTTCGTGAACTTCCAAGGAGAAGAGGTATATGGTTCTTATATTGGTTACGCTCCGGCGTCTATAGCAAGAAAGCTTAATGCTCATATAAACCAAAAGCTAACAGATCTATCATATACCATAAAGATGCAAGCTGCAACTCCTGTTGTAATAACAGGATACCAATCAGGTGAAGACTTAATAGTCACACCAGGAAGAGCTCTTAGCCTTCCGGTTGGTGCGGCTGCAGAAGTACTTAATCTAGACCCTAAGCTAATGGACACTCTAACAGCCATACAGTACCTAGAAGACAAGATGTATGACACATCTAGCGTACCAAAGATATCAGTTGTAGGTGGCGAAGGCGTATCAGGCAGAGAGCTATTAGTTAGGTGGTTTCCATTAACACAGGTATTTAGAGAGAAGTCACTAAGGTATGAGAAGTATGAGCTAACACTAGCTAATATGATACTAAGGGTACTTGGTGAAGCACCTGTAGAGAGTATAGTAATAGCATATCCTGATGAGGATAATTTACCTTTCTCACCAGAGGACGAGAACTTAGAGAGAGACTTAAGAATAGGCCTAACATCACCTTCTATAGAGCTGATGAAGGACAACCCTGACTTAACCCCAGAAGAGGCTAAGACTGAGATCCAAATGAACTTGAGTGAGTCTGAATCCACTCAGGTCGAAGACCCGGATGACCCGGAAAAGGAATAACATAACCCAGGAGGCAGATGATGTCAGATGATATTATCAGAGAACGTATTGTGGAGAAACAAGGTAAAGAGAAGAAAGACTTCTCAGAAGAGTACATACACTCATTAAGAGAAGAGGCCGCAGGTTGGAGAAGAAAGTATAGAGAACTCCAAGTAGGATCGCAATCACTAGAAGTGAAGGCAGAGCTTAGTAAGAGGGGAATTAAGGCAGACCCAGAATGGGTAGCCATAGGTGAAGGACAATCAGTTGACTTGGCAGTAGAAGCATTTGTTAATAAATACCCACACCTCGTTCCTGAGAGCACAATGGATAGGTCTGAAGACCCAGAAGATCCTATATCTAATATAATAAACAGGAAGGTAGAGATCAAAAAGGCACCATCACCAAAGATGCCTGATCCTGCAAGTTACGGAAACGAAACAAGATCTCCACAAGAGACATTAAAGAATAGACAAATAGATGAGATTAAAAAGGACCCTGAAGCTAGGGCTCTTTTAAGGAAAGAATACAGGAGCATGTTGTCCTCACAAGGACACAGAAATTCTGAATATTAATAACAAAGGAGAATTAAATGGCACTTTCAAACACAACTACACTAAATGATCTAGTTGGTCAAATTGTATCTAAAGAGGCTCAATCCGCTGCGTATGCAGCTAGGGTTATGAGACCGCTTATCAGATCAGTTGCATTACCACCTGGAGCTGGAAGTATAGTAATACCTAGATTCCAAGCCATCACAGTTGCTGGTTTAACAGAGGCCACTGCGCCTGTTGCTGAAGCAATGACTACTGATGGTGTTACATTGACACCCGTAGAACGTGGTGCTCTTATTACAATATCTAAGACTGCGTTGCATGCTGATCCTTTTGCTGACCTTACACCTTATGGTGAACAGCTCGGTAGAGCGCTTGCACAAGACGAAGATGCTCTAATACTAGACGCTATGGTACCGGCTACTGTTGTTAATGAACAGGGTGCTGGAGCTAACAACATTCAACTATCTGATCTTCTTACGGCTATTGGCAATTTAGAAGAACAGAATGCACCTGGTCCTTATTTTGCTGTTT